AGAAGGGTATGAAGGTTGTGATCAAGCGTTTCAACAAGCGTGTTTATTTCCGTGCTAATGGTATGAAGTCCTACAGCACTGTTGTTGCAACTGACGCCAAGAATGAGTGGGCATCCCGTATTGCTAAGGGTGCTGAGGTTACTGGTTTCAACACTGACAAAATGCCCTCCTCTGAGTATATGCCTCTCTTCTGCTGATGTCTTTTATTTCTTTTCCCACTGATCCTAATAGCATGAACGCCAAGCAACTTGACCAGTTCAAACTTAACTACGCTGAGATGATTGTTGAGGGTATGGATATGGATACGTTGATCACTTTTGCTGTTGAGAGTATTGAGCAGAATATCAAAGATTGGGACGAAGATGATGTGAAGAGTGAGATTCTGGACTATTATGGTGAAGAAACGCTGATGGATTTGATGCCTACATCACCAGAGCAAACGACAGAAATTGGTGCTCTGGAAGCAACTGCCCCTGATTATGGAGTCGGCAAATGAAGGTTCAAATCACTGAAATTGACTTTGATTGTTCTCTTGATGATGCTGATTGGAGTGAATCTGATCAGATTACAACTGAAGAGCGTTTGAGTGAAGTTTATGTTGGACAATTTTGGGAAGCAGATGATGAAGAAGATCTGATTGATGAGATCAGTTGTGCATCAGGTTGGTGCATTAAATCTATTGACTACCGCCACATTCTTTCCTGAAATGTATCTCCCTCAAAACGATTGGAATCGCGGAACTTATCGCGAACTGAAGGCAATTCTGAATGAACTGCCCGAACGTTATTTGGATCAAACTGCAACTATTCTGCTAGAAGATAGCGATGAATATGTTACTATGGGTTCTATTGGATGGACTGGTCCTGCTTCTACGCTAGACTCAGATCATATGTTCTTCACTGTTGACGCCTGATTATGCAAAACACCCATCTACAACACCCTGAAGATTCTATTCTGATGGGTGATCTTTCTGTCCTTGATTGGTTCACTGAACCTGGACACGTTTCGGTAAAGATTGATGGTTGCCCTGCGATTGTTTGGGGCACAGATCCTCAGACAAAGACATTTTTCGTGGGTACGAAAGCAGTCTTCAACAAAAAGAAACTGCGAATTGCACACTCTCACGATGAGATTGACCTGCATTATGAAGGTGAAGTAAGGGACATTCTCCACGCTTGCTTTGATTGTTTGCCACGAACTGATAGTATCATTCAGGGCGACTTTATTGGGTTTGGTGGTGATGACACTTACAAACCTAATGTTATCACTTATGTTTTCCCTGACCTTGTAACTCAGAGTATCATTCTTGCTCCACATACTTTGTATGAAGCAAACGATGATTTGCGTGATAGTTGGTCAATTCCATTGGTTGCACAGTTGAAGTCAACCAGGGATGTATTGTTCGTACAACCTGAAGGGTGGCAAGATGATGACAAGTTTGATGATATTGTGCGCTTTGTACGTCAAATGTCAACCACTGTAGAATTTGCAAAGACTAAGACAAAAGCACGAAAGATTGAGAAGGTTCTGAACACTTTCATTAAAATCGGTGCTGTGCTTGACCCAGAGGCACTGGCGGACGTTGCCGACTGTGATTTGAACTTAATGCGTTTATGGAAACTTGTGAAGGTGATTAAGGAGGATAGATTGTCACTTTGTGCCACATCTGGTGGTCCTGGTGCATACTTAGGTAGACGATTCATTGGTTCTGAGGGTTATGTGCTGTCAAATGAGTATGGTTCATATAAACTTGTAAAGCGGGAGACATTCTCCCGATACAACTTCAATAACAGTAGGTTCTCTGTGCCAGTTCAATAAGTGTCCACCTTGGCCGCGGCGATCACTTGATCTGCCATATAATGACTTTGTTCAAACAAGAGGTTCAATGACTGACGACCAACGGGTTGAGATGATTGAAGATCAGTGCGAACACATCATCGCATTGTGTCAGACCTATGTGGATGGAGACCGACTGGAAGACGTTGGTAACATCCGTGCTCTGTATGAAGAGTATGGGGAGTGGTTGGATACCTACAACGGTATGCCCCAATCTGCTGAAGAGTACATTACCGCTTGGTGTCCCAATATGCTGGGGTGTGACAGTTAAACAACTGTCCACCTTGGCCGCGGCGACCATCCATTTCACCTTATACTGACTTCAGTTCAAACAAAGGCAATGCAACTGACCAACTCCGCCACGATCGTTGACTTCTTCCCCGAAGCATACGTTGCCGAAGCGTGTGATGAGAAGGGTATGAAGGTTGTCATCAAGCGTTTCAACAAGCGTGTTTATTTCCGTGCTAATGGTATGAAATCCTACAGCACTGTTGTTGCTACTGATGCCAAGAATGAGTGGGCATCCCGTATTGCTAAAGGTGCTGAGGTAACTGACTTCAACACTGAGAGGATGCCCTCTTCAGAGTATATGCCTCTCTTCTGCTGACAGTTGAAGGGGTGGCACACCGCCACCCCAATCACCTCACCTGATCCCTTATACTAAGTTCAGTTCAAACAAACCAATGACTGTCACTGCTGCCACCACCGCCGACTGGGTTGATTTTTGGGAGAATGAAATGCCATCTCAAGTTGAAATGAATCAAGAACAAATCACTGCAATGTTGTCTGTTTGCGAACAGATTCAAGAACAGATTGAGATTGCTGGTGAATTGTGGGAGATGAGTGACTTTGAAGTTACCGCATTGTGTGGTATGGTTTCTGATGCTTTCGCTGACAAAGGTATCAAGATGGAGGCACTTGTTTGATGGAAACTACTGCTGCAACTTACATTGTCAGTGTGACAACTGATGAGGGCATTGCTACTTTTTACAAGACAATGCCTACCACACCAAAAACATCCAAAGGAGTTAAATCACAGAACACAAAGTTGTCCAAATGGGTAGAACAACAATACCCAAACTTCACTGAATACGAAATCACTCCCGTCAACTGATGAACTACACTCTCAAAGAACTTCAAGAGCGCGTCAATCGTCTGATTGAACAACAAGGTGAAGATGCAGATTGTGCCGCCTGGATCTACACTGCTGAGGATTGTTGCATTGGGGATGAATATCCTGCGATTGAAAATTCTGAACTGGCAGAACGTATCTTCAATGATGTTGGGAACATTGATTACATCTACACTGTCATTCAAGAGTGTGTGGATGAAGTCACTGAAGAGCAGTTCATGTTGATGCAACAGGAGGCAGTTTGATGACACCACAAGTTGAAATGCACATTGGTGAACTTGACAAGAGCATTATTGCATTGTCAAAGCGTAAGTTGAAACTTCTGCAAGAGGTTCAACAGATTAACATGGACATCGCCTTTCTTCGTCAACAACAGGAGCAACTGACCAATGTGTGAAATGAACGTGACCAAAGAGGAACTGGATCTTATCATCGGACGCCTGCAAGATGCGATCAAGGTGTGTCACACTGCGCCAGACAATACCGATGAAGGTTGGCCCTATGCAACAGGATTTGCACGGTCTGCAATGCAAGGAGCGGTTGAAGACTTGCAGCGTTTGATGTGATATAATTAGAGTTGTAGAGTTCAATTAAGTAGAATGACTCACGAAAAGCACGTTGGATTAAATGTTCACGAACTGGGTGTAATTCTATCCGCGCTACAACTCTTATCACACGCTGATGAAAATGTAATTGCTAAAGAATACGGTAGTGCATCATCACTTCACAATCGTTTGAAAGAAGTGTATGATAATATGGATCAATCAACCCTTTCTTTGACTTATGACTGCGAACCTTCCTTTTGACAAAGAGCAACTAATGAACGAACAGGACATTGAAATGTTTATGAAATCGTTTGATGATTTTATGAACCACGCTGATGTTGAGATGCAAAACTATGTGCGTCGTGAAGCAGTGAGAAAGTACAATAAGTCATCAATGGAACAGAAAGCAGCAGAAATGGAAGTAACCGTTGATTATTATATGCAGGAGTTTGTATGAATTTTTCCGCCGAAGAACTAAAGTATTTGCAACATGTTTTACGTCTTACCAGTTCTTATACTGTTGCTCAAGGTCGTGAACATCTTGCCCCCAGTGTTGACCACAACAAATTGATTGAAAAGGTGAAAATGTACGAACACCGATTGCGCTATGGATGAGACTACAAAGTTAATCCTAGCAAAGTATCAGGTTGAGGGTATTATTGAATTGATTAAGGGTAACCCTTATGAACAATATATGTTTATGCACCTCAACCCTGTTTTTTATGAACTTGAAAGACAGTTGACGAATCAATCAATCGCTGGTAAAATTAAAAAAGATCAAACCAAGGAATGAAAAGTCTTTACATTGTTGATTACTGGGTTCCGTTTCCACAATCTGAATATGGCGGAGTGGTTAATTTAATTGCAGGATCTGACGCTGAAGCATTTGAATTATGTGTTGATGATAATGACCTTGCAATCCCTGGGTATGAGGATCGCATTATGCCCAATATCATCAAGGCACAGAAGTTTGCTTTAGTTGATGAACACGAATCAGCGATCATTGACGCATTTACAACTTAAGGACAATGACACAGAAAACGTATCGCATTGAAGAACTTGCCACAAATGGTTGGCAAATGACTGACACAAGGCATCAGAATTTAGTGAAGGAACGAGCAAAGGAAGTTCTTGATTCATTGATTGCCGAAGGGTACAATCCTGGACGTTTGCGTGCTATCCCCGATGGAACTACCGATTGATTTTTGTCATGAACCACCAGCAGGATACAGATACGAAGTCATTCGCAAGAACGCTTCTACTGTTGCAATTTGGACTGTATGTAACCCTGGGTTTGTTTACAACGATGGTAATGATGTTCGTTGTATCTGGGGATTCTACAACACCAAAACAAAAACCTACTACGCTCCCATCAATTCAACCAAGCAGGGTGATATAGTTGATATAAATGATACTACGCCTTATACTGCAATGCAACTGAATCTCAATGGACTTGAACAACTCTTATTTGCCTAAACTTGATGATTATGTAAGGTGGGTAGATTCGTTAGGACGAGTCACTGAAGGATGGGTTTATTTTGCCAGTGAGCATTACATCACGATTGAAGTTGGTGTAAAGGATAAACCCCATTGTGAATATACAAGGAATGAGAAGCATAAGAAAGTTCATTGCTTGGTTGTATGTTATCCACAGTATTGGCACGAATTAGAATATATCAAGAATAGGAGAGATCCAATAGATACCCAATCCTACAAGAGTCAGGAAGGAAGATACGTTGATATTCAATAAATACTTCCGAGGTTTTTTCCGAGACGAGTGAACGCGCAAATTATACTACAAGAAGCAGGATTCGCAAGAGCATTAAGACTGTTAGCAAAACGCTATGGGGCGAGAGTAGTATCCGCAGGACGCAGTAAGCATCCAAAGTTAGTTGGAACTGGTGCTGAAGGTCAGGCAGTTAAGATGACTGTACCATCATCACCGTCTGATAATGCGCGAACTCTCAAGAACTTAGAAGCGCAGATGAGACGTAATGGGTTGACAATACAAACCAGAAGGTTAAAACCAAGTGGAACACAA